CACCAAAGTAATTAAATATAGGAACCAAAATCCTTTTATGTCAACACGTCAGATTGCAAGAGAGGTGGGAACTTCTGTAAGTTGGGTACATAATATATTAAAGACAGCTAACCTACCTACAAACCCACCTAAGAAGAAAAAGATTACTTATATCTGCCCAGAATGTAATCAACTTGTTAATGCTAGACGTAAATTCTGTAGTGAGAAATGTAAATACAACTATAGAAATCCTCTACTTACTTGTCATTATTGCCATGCAAAATTCAGAAGATCTAGATCAAGAGTAATAGCAGCCATAAAGAGAGGTTGTGAACATATATATTGTGATCAAAAATGTACAAATAGGGCAAAAAGAGACAAAATTACTTGACTTACCTACCTTAAATATGATATAATTAATAATGTATTAAGGAATAAAGTTCTTATTCTGGAGTCGCCCTTGTATACAACTGAGAGTATCAGGGGCAAGAGGGAGAAACTCAGAATCTCTCTCTAAGACATAGTATGAATTAATAACATTTATTCCATTAATACAATGATACGGATGGGGAGATGGAGATAAATCATAGGATTCCTTCGCTCCCCTCTTTATAAATTAATTATTAGGAGGAAATATGACATTAGCAACAAAATCAACCAGAACATATGGTGATCATTTTGATATTTTTGCAGACTTTTTTAGTGATAAGTGGGTAGGTTCTACCCTACACAAATATCCATTGGATGTAATTGAATCAGCTACAGGGTATGAAGTCAAAATTTCACTACCGGGTGTAGAAAAGGGTAACCTTTCTGTAACCTTAGACAAAGATACTTTAGTAATAGAAGCAACAACTTCTGAAACTAAGAGTGATAAGAATAAATATTTATACAGAGGTATAAAGACAGGTTCTTATAAAAAACATATATCAGTAAAAGATTATGGTGTAGATCCAAAAAAGATTAGCTCTAGCTATAAAAATGGAATCTTAACTATAAGTTTACCTAAACATAAAGAAGCTAAACCTCAGACCATTAGTGTAGAAATGGAAGGGTAGCAAATGGAGATAAACGATGAATTGATTAGGCAATGGGAGCCTAAGATTCATAAAATGCTCCAAACATCGTATGTAGTAGGGTATGATCGAGAAGATTTAGCACAAGAACTTAGAATTGCTATTATGAAAGCGGCTAAGGCATATAAAGAAGATAGAGGTAGCATCTTTCATACCTACTTACATACCACGATGGTAAACACGATTAGAACTTTAATTAGTAAGGCACAGAAAAAGCCTATGACTATTAGCTATAATGAAACATTTTTAGACTATGAGTCCGATTTTTTACCTGACCATATAGCAAAAGCTATTGGATATGAAGAAGAATGGGAATTATTAGAACTAAAAGATGAGATAGCGAGATTTAATTTATCTGATCGTGAGAAAAGATTTGTCGAATTAAGATTAGAAGGCTGGACAATGGATGAAATATCTGCTGATATTAATAAATCAGCATATAGAGTTCGCCAAAATCTTAGAGTAAAGATAGAGAAGATATTTTATGGTCAAGAAAACGAAGAGAAAGAGTCTATATAATTCAAAAGATTTATTTGAAGAATTTAAATCATTATATTCTAAACAACATAAGAAAGAATATGAACCAAAAAATTTTATTGGTAATGAAATGAAATCTTTAAAAACTCTTTTGGAAACATATTCAGTATATGAGATACTATCGGCTATGTATAATTGCATAATCCGAAACGCTGGTAGTATTTCTGTTAACTATTTTGCAAATGGTATTAAGTATTATTTAACAGATCATGATCCTAAATTATATTGGTCTGTTGTTTCCTCTCCCGATCCAGACATGAAAAAGAAATGGAGAGCTTATACTATTTTAAATTCCAAATGGTTACCTACTGCAACAGATAAAAAAAGATTAGAAACTTTAGAGAAAGAATTAGAAGGAGTAATAAGTGAGGAGAAGTAGAAAAGGGGGCTTGACAAAGGCTAACACAAAAGTGTATAATAGTAATATGGATAGTAATAATAATATATATAGAGTCATAAGTATACATAACAAAACTAAACATATAACTATTATTGGAGTATATGATTGTATTAATGCAGCTACACTCATGGCAAATGATCTAGCTAATGAAGAAGTAAAATGTTATGTACATGGAGATGGCAATAGAGTTTTACATATAGCAGGAGAGTAGTATGGAAAGTTACGAGTACATAGAGTCTGGAATATTGCTTAACTTAAGTGATAAAGAATCCCTTAAAAAGTTTGGATATTCAGCAAAAGATTTCGCAAAACATGGCGAAGCATATAAATTTATAAATAAACACTTTGATGATTATGGTACATTTCCATCATCAGATACATTAGTAGAAAATTATCCAACAATAGATATTACTGCTAATAGCCTTAATTTAGATTACGCAATAGATTCATTTAAGAATCAAGTATTATTTAGAAATATAGTATCAGCATTTCAGTCTAATAAAGAATTACTAAAAGAAGATGCTAAAAAAGCATTATCACATATACAATCTAACTTAAATGATATAGAAGTTGTATATGATGAAGATGTAGTAGCTTATGATACTTTAGCAGAAGATAGATATTCAGAATGGCAAGAAAAAAGTAAGAAGAGAAAAATGGGAGAAGGTATGATGGGTGTCCCTACTCCTTTCAAGTCACTAAACAAAACAGGTGTTGGATGGATGCCGGGAGAACTTATAGCAATGTTCGCAAGACCTACTGTGGGTAAGACATGGATGTGTATCCAAGTTGCTGCAACTGCAATGATGAATGGACATAAGACATTACTAATCTCTACTGAGATGCCTACAAGTGCTATTAGTTTGAGAGCTGATGTAGTATTAGCTAAAATGATGGGTTATAATTTCTCACACTCTGCTCTTAGAACAGGTAAACCCATAGATGAAGATAAATATAAAGAGTTTTTACAAAAACTAAATGGTAGACCATTACTAATATGTGATCATATTCAGGGAGAAAGTAGTATCTCATTAGAGAGTATTGCTACTTTGATTAGAAAACACTCTCCTGATTTGGTTGTCTTAGATGGTATATACTTAGTTTCATCCGGAGACGGAAGAAAAGCAATGTGGGAACAATCCCATTCATTATTTTATGGTATGAAAACTCTAGCTCTTAGCACTAATACTCCTGTATTCGTATCAACACAAGCAACTAGGGAAGCTGCAAACATGTTTGAGCCACCTAGAGCAGATCAAGTAGCCTTTGGAGATGCGTTAATTCGTTCTGCAGATGTTGCTATGGCGATGTGTAGAGTAGAGGATGAAGAAGATAAGAGGTTAATTCAATACCAAAAATACAGAGATGGAGTCCTCGCATCAGATGTCTCTATAATGGACTGGAAAGTCGATACAGGACATATAGAAGAAACTGAGGAAGACATTTTTAACAACGGAGACTTTTAAGGAGGCGATATGAAAGTTCTAGGAATGATTATGAAGTATTACTCTCTTTTCAATAAGTATTCAGATGTGATACCTGAAGTTGTTCAGCTTATAGATACTGCAGTAAAAGCAGTTGAAGATAAGAAGATCAGCAAGGCGGAACAGAGTGCTTTGATGAAAGAGTATTGGAATGTGATCAACAAAATAAAAGAGGCTAATTAATGGTAAATTGGGCACAATTACTACTAGAGAATGGAATAGACGTACCTAGTGAACAAGAAGAGTTCTCAATTAGGTGTCCTTTTCATAATGATAGTGTAGCTTCGTGTTCAATTAATACCGAAAAAGGCGTATGGATTTGTTTTGCAGGATGTGGAGCAGGTTCATTAGAAGGTTTTCTAAAGAGATACTTAAATTCTGATGTTATTGATTTGACAAAATTACTGCTTGATAATCAAGCTAATTTTACAATAGATATATTTGATGATTTAGAGGAGACTATTAAAGGTAGACCTGAGTATTTTATGGAAGCTGATACATCTAGATTCCCAATATGGGCATATGATAGAGGTTTTACAGAGGAAACTTTAAAAGAGTGGGGATGTGGAAGCACAGAGTATAATGATTTAGTTATACCAATACATGATTTAGATAGTAAACTTGTAGGATCTGTTACTAGAAGGATGAACGCAGTCCCAAAGTATATGTATTCTAAAGGTTTACAGAAATCTAGAGTTATGTTTGGAGCTAATAAATTACAAGGGAGACATAAATACGTTTGTATAACTGAAGGCTCTCTAGATACTATGTGGCTAACACAGAATGGATATCCAAGTGTAGCTATTTTAGGGGCAACAATGTCCACAGCACAATTGGATATACTGCGATCATTACAAACAGAGGAATATATCTTATGTTTTGATAATGATGAAGCAGGACAAAGGGCGATATCGAAAGCAATGCTTGACATATCAACCAGTTTTATGGTATCATATATAAAGATGCCAAAGAAATATAAGGATGTACAAGATGTACGTTCCGAGGCATTACTCAAAGAAGTAATAGCAAAACGACATTATTGGTAAAGGAGGATTTACTATGTCAGGAATAGCAAAAATTTTGCAAAAACGTGAAGCAGTATTAAATCCATCAGAGAATCAATCTCTAGGTAAAGAGATTTGGTTTAAAGATGGTGATCAAGCATTTCTTACTCCAGTTGCTTCAGGAGAAGAAGGGGATGCATTATTAGATGAAATCTATCTGTATACATACAGGTCAGGAAACCGATGGATAAATTTATTATCGGATGATTCAGTAGACTCAAGCTCTGTACCATCTGATTCTAGACCATCACATAAGTTTGCCTTTTGGGCATATGTCCACGAAATCATACACTCTGAAAAGAAAATGGATGATTGGGAGGAGATAGAAGGTCCAGCAGGTAAGAAAATGTACAAGCAGACTGTTAACGATTTCAAAGTTGTACCTTTAGGCTTCGGAAGAAGTGACTACATTTGGAACCAACTTGTAGATGTCTACAATGATTGGGGTAAATTAGACAAAGGTGTAATTAGAATTAAAAGAACAGGTGCAGGTATGTATGATACGTCATACACTATTGCAGCTACAACTAGAGATACAGTTGTACCTGAAGATAGAAAAGCTGAAATTAGCGAATTACCAGCTATCAAAGATTACTACATGGATAGATATGGTAACGCACCTGAAGGCGATAACGAAACTGCTACATTTAGCACTGATGATACAGAGGATGATTTATTTTAAATGATAATCAAAGATCAAAATACATTTAATAAGATACTTCCAACGCTGGATACTCATTCAGTTGTGGTGGATGTAGAGACAAATGGTTTTGATTCCTATGGTATACATCAAATATGTGGAATCGGAATCGGATTTGGTAACAACTCAGACTCGTACTACTTCCCTTTCCGACACCAACAAGTAGGAACTAACCTTCCTAGCGAGTGTTTGACAGCCTTAATTGCGTGGCTTAACAAAACCAAACACCTTGTTGGTTATAATATCAAATTTGATCTCCGATTCCTCGAAAAAGAAGGTTTGGTGGTAGAAGATAAAGATTTAGTAGATGTGCTTACTATGGTAAGATTAACAGAACCATCTACTGTTAAAGATTTAGATCTTACTAACACCATAAAAAGAAGCTATGGAGAAAGTCATGCTAGTTATGATATAGAAACTAAGAAACTCTTAAGGTCTAATAAGTGGCATAAGGACTTCTCTATGGCTCCTATAGACGTTTTAGGACCTTATTGTGAGAAAGATGTCATCTATACAGCGAAACTCTACAATGACAGGTCAAAATTGATTAAAGATACAAATCAAACTGAAGTTTGGAAGATGCAGATAGCTTTAACTAAAGTATTATATGCTATGGAAGGGCGTGGCATAAAGATAGATAATAATTATGTTAAAGAAACTATGACTCAAATAGAAAATAGGAAGTCTGAAATACTAAAAAGAGTCTTAGATATTGCAGGTAAAGAGTTTAATCTTAATAGCACCCAACAATTAGGCGAAGTATTGAACGAAAGAGGTATTAAATCTCCTGAAAAGACTGCGAAGGGTCAACAATCATGGAATGAAGCTGCATTAGTGCAGATAAATGATCCAATTGCAGGATATGTAAGACAATATAGAGCTTTAGAGAAGCTAAGGTCTACATATTTAGAACCTTTCTTAGAATTAGAGGAATTACATACTACTTTTTGCAATTGGGGTACATTGACAGGCAGATTGTCGTCTAGAAATCCTAATTTACAGAACATTCCTAGAAATCATTTCAATTTAGTTGATAAACAGCTATCTGAAACTGATAAACAGGAACTAAAGGGTAGAATTAATGCTACACTAGCAGCGAAAGGGCAAACAAGTAGAGTAGAAGGACTAAGTGATGAGGTGTTAAACACTTGGACATTCGTTGGTGATGATTCGTTTGATAAATCTCAGGAAGGTCAGATAGCAATTAGAAATTTATTCGTACCTAGAGAAGATTACTCTTTGATATCTTTTGATTATTCACAAATGGAAGTAAGAGTATTCCTAAGCTATCTACAAAATGAAGAAGTAAATCAAATGCTTACAAAATCTAACGTAGATTTTCATGGAGAAGCTGCTAAACTTGCATTTAATGTAACAGAAGATGATGATACGTTCAAAATGTTTAGACAAACTGCTAAAAGTATTACCTTTGGAACTATATATGGCATAGGTAATCAGAAGTTGGGCATACAATTAGGTGTACCATCACAAGAAGCGGCAGATTATAAGAAAAGATACTTTGATGGTATCAAAGGTTCTAGAGAATTCTTTAACGCAGTTGTTAGAAAAGTAGAATTATTAGGACAGATTAAAAATAAATATGGTAGAGTATACAAAATACCTAAGAACTTAGGCTATAAAGGTATAAACTATCTTGTACAAGGCACAAGTGCCGACATTCTTAATGAAAGAATGATACAAGTACATAAATTATTAGAAAACTTTAAGAGTAATTTACTTTTACAAGTACATGATGAGATAATATGTGAGATACATAAGGATGAAATGGAGACATTACCAAACTTAATTAGAGATGCTTTAGTAGAAAATACTTTACGCATACCTTTAGAAGTTGATATAGAAATATGTGAACCATCATGGGCAGTAAAGAAAGATTATTTTAAAAGAGAAGAACCTATACAGGAAGAACCTGTGATAGAAGTAAAAGAAAAAGAATTAGTACATAGTATAGATTGGAGCTAACATGGAAGTTAAATTAAAGAAAGGCGAATCATTTGATAAAATGTTAAGACGTTTTACTAAAAAGATTCAAAAAGAAGAAGTTATGGATTCATATAGGAAGAAACAAGTGTTTGAACCTAAGAGTGTAAAACGACAACAACAAAAAGCAAATAAGTTAAGGAAAAGTAGGGAATCATGAATCTACATGATAAATTAACTGAATACTTAGAGCCGAGTGAAGAATCGGTTATGTTATATGATGAGTATGAAGATGCTTTTATTGGACTAGGATATAAACAATTTAGAGGTCCAGTAGCAGTTTATGATGCATCAAAGTGCATAGACATACTAACAGAACAATTTAAAGAAGATCCTGATTACGATGGAGATGAAATGGATGCTTTAGATATGGCAGTGGAGTATTTTGATTATAATACAATGGGTGCATGGTATGGAGAAGATACACCAGTCTTTGTAACAGCTACTTTAGAAGAAATAGAAAATAATGTAGGAGAATAGTATGACAGCAGGATGGATAAACCCCAATGCCCCTTATCATTTTACACATGGGGAGTGGGAAGAGAAACAAAAAAGATATCCCAATTTATCATGGGGAGAATATAGACAAATGAAACATTGGAATGTGGAGGAAAGAATGGCACAACCACAAGCAAATCAAGATCCTAATAATAGGGCATACCCACAAAACAAAAAATATAGTTTTACAGAAGCCTATAACAGAGAAGCTGATG